TAAGCCAGTAGAAGAATCCGGGGCCACCAGCGTTCTCAACAGCTTTATCTGTTATTACAAATTCACCGGGAGTAAGCATTGCCGGTACTGTATCTGTATTTCTTTCTGCCATAACTATCTCCTATATAACATATCTATTAAAGCTCTATCATCTCTTACCATACCGCCTTCATTATATGTTGGGCCTGCGTATGCTCCACTTATACCACTATACTGACCAGTTATAAGGTCTTCTCCAAAGCTAGCTCCAAAACTAGGAGGTTCTGGTAGTTGATAACCAGCCTGAGCCCATGGTTGCTGTTGAAAGAAATCTGTATCACCCTCAGCCAAAGATGACAATCCTCCAAAAATACCTTGTTGGCCTGCCTGAGCACCGAAACCAGACTGTGCATATTCAAATGGGTCTGCACCACCTAAGCTTGGAGCTTTTGCTGGAGAAAATCCACCTCCCATAATAGGCATTTCAGGTGCTCTAAAATCTCCTCCAGTATAACCCTCTGGAGAACCTGCATATGGTTCAGATAATTTCTGAGAAATAAAATCACTTCCTATTAACGGCTTGTCACCTAATGCTTTTCTACCAGCTCCAAGACCTGTCGGTGTATAATCTAATGTTTTAGCGCTTGGCAGCCCTCCCGTATAGCCCTCTGGAGAGCCTGCGTATTGTTCAGATAAATCACCGGGTAGTTTAGCAGGTGCCATGCCTCCGCCCATAGGAATTTTTCCTAAATCTGGTTTAGATTCTGTCCACTCTTTCCATTTAGTTTGTCCATAGTCTTCCCAAGACTTAGCCCCAACATCCTTTAAGAATTCCTTACCGCCAGCCTTAGCAGTACTCATAGCTTGTTTACCAGCTATACCTTTATATAAATCACCTAGGTCTCCTTCAGCAGCACCTAGTTTTTCTCTTTCTCCAGCTAACCATTTTGTCTTATCTAACCCAGTTCCAACTTTATCGCCATAGCCAAGCTTGGCTCCAAAATATGCGCCAACGCCACTGCCAACTGTCTTAGCTGCTAGTAAAGCCCCGGGGCCAAGTATTGGAGCTAATAATGCTTTAGTACCCCATTCAGCAGCTTTACCAAAAACCTTGCCAAACAATCCTGCTTTCTTTTTCTTAGATTTTATTTGTTTAGCTCTACGCTGTACATCTTTAGTCGCTTTTGTAATAGACCTGAATCTTCCCAAATTTCCCATAACTCTACTACCGCCAGAATAAGCTGGGCCGCCATACTGCAGACCTAGTAGACTGTTTCCTATAGAACCTCCACCTTGATAACCTTGACGGTTAGGCACTGCGCCGCCGCCATAATATTCTAGTAAATTATTTTTGTATGCCATAATCTTATCCTATTTATAATGCTTCAAAGCTAATTTCATGTTCAGAGCCAGCGCCATCCTGAAAATATAATTTATTATCAGTTTTTGTATATATTTTTCCATAATTAGCATCGTTTGATGGAGTGCTGGTTTCTTTTAAAGCTATAGCTCCACCTTCAAGCGTCAAATCCGCATTAGCCAATGGTGATACCCCAATACCCAAATTCCCAGCATTGTCTAATGTCATGCCAGTAGTAAGGGTTGTAGAACTTGTCGGTGTAGTCATAAATTGTATCATAGTAGACCTGCTTGAACCAGACCATGTAGCTTGCGGCCTTGCCCTTATCTGAGCTCCATATTCAAAGGAATCTCCATCCCATCCTGACCAAAGTACACCGCCTAAAAAATCAGTAGTAGCAGAGGCATTTGTTAGGGTATCGGATGAGCGAAATAATAATTCAGGCCCGCCAGTGCTATGGTTCTCTTCAATAATAATATTAGCTGTATTATCACTGGCAGTAATATGTAATGGCGCTTCCATGGCACGCTCACCTATACCTAAATTATTTTCTATTATAGCTGAACCCTTTACTTCTAAATCTTTATCAACAAATTGATTACCATCCATAGATAAAGCAACTTTCCATAAAGCGCCTTTACTCTTTTTATACAGTGTTAGTTGTTTATTGCTTTCCTGAGCAAATACCTGCTCTCCATCTCTCATTGCCCTTACTGCAGGAGAATGACTTATTGCGCTTTTCATATCTCCTGATGCTACAGAACTTTCCTTAGCATTCTGCACTCTTCTTATATCTCTATCAAGCGTTATTGGCATTACGACACTCTCTTTTGTATTTGCCTATATACAATTGATATATCATTAATATCAAATGTCTGTCCAGCTTCTTGCTGTGGTTTTAATCTAAACTGTATACTTTGACAGGATTGTATATTATCAGCTGTAAATGTAGCAACATCCCATGCGGTAGAATCATTTAAATCACCAGAGTGTGTTCCTGCTGGTGCAACATTTGAACCAGTAGAAAAATCACTCCAACTATCCTTGCCATCTATAGAATATTCTAATGGTGTTAATTGGTCATGACTTGATTTATAAGTGGCATATACTTTATATACTTTCTTTATATGCGATGGGTCGCCAAAATCTATATCTCTGGTAGTTATATTAATTTTAGCTTGATTAGCAGAAACATCGCTCCAATACCTTGTCTCAACTGTAGTTGAACCATCATAATAACAAAAGAAAAGATTACCCTGCCAGTCTGTAATGAAATTAGTATATTTCTTCTGGTCTTGAAATGCATTATTAGCAAAAATCCATGAACGTGTCTTAAAATCGTATATATAAGCATCACCACTACTAACCGAACCATTTGCCGCCACTCCACCATAATTAGCACTGGTATGGTCTGCGCCACTACAATCTTTCATTACTATCAATTGTTTACGGCGCTTCTCATAACCAACTATACTAAATCCTATAATATTAGAAGCGTACATAAAATCACTCCAAGAAGGAGGAAACAATGCATTAGCGCCACTGGTATCAGCTATTTTATTATCTATCAGATTTGTTATTTTACGACCATCATATAGATAGCATCCACTCTCATTAACCCAACATATACCATAGTCAGTGCGTGTAACAGCTGCTGGATGTTGGACACCATTATGTTTTATATTCTCTTCAAGGAACCAGTTGGTATCGGATGGAGATGATATATTAATAATCTGTACTGATTTCTGTTTAAACGCCAGTAATCTATCAGCATACTCTTCTAACTTTACATAGTTCTCGGCATCACCCTTTACAACATCAATAAAATTTGTTGATGGAAAAGTGTCAAACTTATTAGGCATACTATACATAACTCTGTCACCATATACCACAGGCTGACCCGTTTCTTGATTAATTATTTTTACATTAGCTATAAATGTACGCCTGTTAGCAACAACTGCTGTCTTCCACCCCTCATTTATACCTCCCAACGAAACAGAATCTATAGTAGGTGAATATCCATTAATTGTATCATATGTATCTAAATTTTGTTTTAATGAATCAACAAGCTCAGTATATACTTCAGTTTCACCAGAACCAGCGCTATCGCTAAGAGGATTCCAACCAGTGTTGCCAAGCGTTACTGAGGAGCTCTCTCCATCTGTGACAGTTTCAGTCCTTTGTACGTAATCAGCGTCTAATGATGCTCTTGCTCCTTTTCTAAGACTTATATCAAGTAGGAGAGTCCAAGGTTCATCATCACTACCACTGGGCCTACAATATATTCTTCCACCACTTACTCGATTTCCATAATTTTTAAGAGCTCGCACCCTTAATGTTAATTTATAACCGGCAGTTACTGCAAAAGTATTATTCGCTGTTGGTACAAATAATAATGATTCCTGATTATCGTCATATATAAAACTGGTAGCTATTTGATAAGTATCTGCAACCCACGTACTAGCTGTATCCGCTACCTCTATAAAACTTAAATTAAAACCGGCCCCAGCTGAAGGATATGTGCCCCCAGCCCCAGCCACAGTATCAATTCTACCAACCGTTGGTGGGCTGAGAGAATTTAATTCACTTTTAAAATCATGAATTGTATTTTGTATTGAAAAATCATTAGAAGTAGTGTTCTCAAAATGTACACGCTCTATATATCCAAACCATCTAATTACAGAACTATTCTCAAAATCAGTATCACAAGCCCTTATTGCATTATCAACAAAATAATACGATACCTTTGATGCGTTAGTAGCTAACATTGTATTGGTTCCATCACTCCTTAAATTCATCTGGCTAACATCCCAAGCTCCTTGTGTTCTTTTCCATATATCTACAGTACCAGTAGCCGCATCTGCAAGTGCAACAAAAGTCTCTCCAATTACATGACGCTTAATAACTGCTGATGTATCCGCTTCCGAAACAGGAGATGGAGATATTTTTAAATCTTCAGTAGATGCTGAAAATACTTTAAAAAATCCATTATTATACTTAGTACCAGTTACTGATATTACACTTCCTACTGGAAACTTTGAATAAGCATTAGCATCCTGAGTCTCTATTGTGTTGGATGGAGCCTCGTCTGCGGCAAAATCTATATTTGAACTACCAGTAATTTTATAACTAGAATTCTCTACTCCATAATCAGATTCAAATACAGCTAATCCATAACCTGAAGTTGCCGTAGCTGTCGCATCAGCTATTGTGCCCTCATATCCAGCCTCCCCGCCCCTAGTTCGTATGGCACCCTGCTTGTCTATCATTATATCTACACCATTGGCAAGCTCATTTTCCTGTAGATCGCGGGGGTCTTTCAGGTTATTAATACCGCCTGAGAAGTTATTTAATGTATAGGTCTGTTTAGGCACTATGCTGACCTCACCAAGAAATCCTCTACAGTACCGCGACCAGCCATACTATTGTAATACTTCTTCCAGTATTTGGCCTGCCCCTCTAAACTTGACGGGAGTGGTTTAGGTATGCGTCTATAATGCAAGCGACACATCGCTATTTGAGCGGCGATGTTTGTTTCCAGTATATAACTCCAGTCCTCTTCTTTTGGTTCTACAAAATAAGAGAGCTTTACCTTAGTAGCATCAGCCACCTTGCGCATTAGACTCTTACGATAGGCAAGGTAATTCTTGCATATATCTACCGCCACCCATGATTCACATTGGAAAAGTCCTCTCGCGGGCCCCTTTATCTGCCTTATGTATTTATAACCACTTTCCACCTTACCAGTCTTGTAGACAAGGTCGGATGCTTCAGGTGAATACAAATCCATCTTCTTTAAGACCCTATTAATAAGGTCTTTAACTTGCGGTTCGTTTAACAAACTATTTCCCCTTGAGAATACCGTGCAACAAATCAGTAACAACGTCAACAACTTTTTCAAAGAATATTTGCTCCTTA